TTAGAGGCAGCAAGATAATATGCCTTTTACTAAGTTTACAAATCTAGATTTTGATCAGATAAAAACCTCAATCAAAGACTATCTTCGTGCAAACAGCACATTTAGTGACTTTGATTTTGAAGGGTCAAACTTTTCTGTCTTGATTGATACTCTTGCATATAATACTTATATTACTGCGTTCAACAGTAATATGATTGTAAATGAGTCTTTCTTGGACTCTGCCACTCTTCGTGAGAATGTGGTATCGCTTGCAAGGAATATTGGTTATGTACCACGTTCTAGAACGGCAGCAAAGGCAATTATTTCCTTTCAGGTATCTACTAGTATAGTTACTCCCACTGTCACCTTGAAGAGGGGTCTAGTGTGCGTAGGAAACGCAAATGATGATACGTATACTTTTTCAATTCCACAGGATATAACCGCACCTGTGGAAAATGGAGTAGCATCATTCAATGAGATAGAAGTATATCAGGGAACGTATTTAACAAAAAAATTCATTTATGATGGATCTTTGGATCAAAGATTTGTTTTAAATAATTCTTTTATTGACACTTCTACTTTATCTGTTTATGTGAGAAAGGTTGGAGAGGATGTAGAAGAAGATATTTTGGGAGTAGAGTATAAACAACTTGATAATATTTTAGAAACAACATCATCCTCTAGAATTTATCTTCTCCAAGAAATACAAGATGAAAAATATGAGTTAAAGTTTGGAGATGGCATATTTGGTAAGAAGTTGGGAGATGAGTATGGTAATGATGGAACTATTATTACTGCAAATTATATTGTAACTGATGGAAAGGATGGGAACGGTGCGAGTACATTTGCATTCTCTGGATCTATTGTAGATTCTGAAGGAGAAATAATTTCCCCAGGAATAGTAACAGTAACCACAAATCAAGCATCACAAAATGGTTCTAGTATTGAAAGTGTTGATTCTATAAAATATTATGCTCCAAAAATTTATTCTGCACAGAATAGAGCAGTAACATCAAGAGATTATGAAGCCATTATAAAAAGAATATATCCTGATACAGAATCTGTTTCTGTTGTTGGTGGTGAAGAATTAGATCCTCCACAATTTGGAAATGTTATTCTGAGCATTAAACCAAAAAATGGAACATTTGTTTCAGACTTTAATAAAGCACAAATTTTAAATCAGTTAAAACAATACACTGTTTCTGGTATCAATACAAAGATTACAGATCTCAAGATTCTTTATGTTGAGATTGATTCTGCTGTTTACTATAATAATTCTCAAATCTCCAGTGTAGAATCCTTAAAGACTAGAGTATCAAACAATTTAACTACATATTCCAAATCTTTAGATCTTAATAAATTTGGTGGAAGATTTAAGTATAGTAGAGTTCTTCAATTAATCGACAATACTGATAAATCAATTACATCCAATATTACTAAAGTGAGAATAAGAAGGGATTTAGCAGCATCTTTGAATCAATTTGCACAATATGAATTGTGTTTTGGAAATCAATTCCATATAAAACCGCAGGGATATAATATAAAATCGACCGGATTTAAAGTTTCTGGAGAATCTTCTATAGTATATTTTACAGACACGCCGAATGTTCTTTCTCGTGGAACCTCGGTGAATAATGCAACTGAGGCAGGACAAGTATTTTTATCTAGACCTAGTAATGTTACTGCAAAAACTGGAGTTATTTCTATAGTTAAAGCAGATGGAACTGTTGTTGGAAAAAATGTGGGAACAGTCGATTATGTTAAAGGCGAGATTAAAATAGGAACAATCAATATAACATCAACAGAAAGAGAGAATGGAATTATAGAAATCCAAGCCTTTCCAGAATCTAACGATGTTATTGGATTAAAAGATTTATATCTTTCATTTGATATTCCAAAAAGTAAGATAAATATGGTTAGAGATGTAATTGCTTCTGGTGATGAAATAACTGGAAATGTGTTTACTAGAGATTATTATACATCAAGTTACTCAAACGGGAATTTAACAAGAAACTAATATGATACAGACTGGTTTTGAATCTAGGGTAAAGGTTCAGCAGATTATTGAAAGTCATCTTCCAAGTTTTATATTGGAAGAAAATCCAAAGGTTTCTGAATTTTTAAAACAATATTACATATCTCAAGAATATCAGGGCGGACCAGTCGATATTGTTGATAATTTAGACCAATATTTGAAGGTTGATAATCTTACATCAGATGTTGTTGTTGGATTTACTACATTAACTTCCGCAGTAGCAATCGATGATATTGAAATAGAAGTTTTTAGTACAAAAGGATATCCTCAAAAATATGGCCTCTTAAAAATTGATGACGAAATAATTACTTATACCAACATTGTAGGAAATACTTTTACTGGATGTATTCGTGGTTTTAGTGGAATTACTGCGTATGAACAAGACTTAAATAGAGAAGAATTAATATTTTCAACTAGTTCTACTGCAGAACACAATTTGGGGTCTGAAGTAAAGAATTTGAGTTCTTTATTTCTACAGGAGTTTTATAAAAAATTAAAGTATACTATATCTCCTGGATTAGAACAAACTGAATTTACTTCGGAATTAAATGTTGGTAATTTTTTGAAGGAAATAAATTCTTTTTATAGGGCAAAGGGCACTGATGAATCTTTTAGAGTTTTATTTAATGTTCTTTATAATGAAAATCCAAAAGTTATAAATTTAGAAAATTACTTAATAAAACCTTCTTTTGCAGAATATGTAAAGGAGGAAGTAATCATTGTTGAAAAAATATCTGGTGAAAACGTAAATAACTTATTAGGACAAACAATATTTAAATCTAATGATCCTCTAACAAATGCTTCCGTTTCTTCTGTAGAACCTTTTTTCAGAAAAAATAAGGAATATTATAAAATATCTCTATATGTTGGGAATAGTGAGTTTTCTGCAATTCAAGGGAATTTTGTCATAACTCCAAATACCAAATCAATCTTAGAAGCATCTACTAATTCTTCTGTAATAACAGTAGATTCTACAATTGGATTCCCTGAGAGTGGAACATTGATTGTAGGAAATAATACTTTTACATACACAAGTAAAACAGTAAATCAGTTTTTGGGATGTTCTGGACTGACAGAAAATATTTCAAAAAATTCTTTAATTATAAATGATGAAACTTATTATGGTTATGAAAATAATGATAATACAAAGAAAATTGAGTTTAGGATTTTAGGTGTATTATCTGATTTTACACCATCTTCTGAAGAGATTAATACTTCTGAAGGTGATATCTTATCTATTAAATTTATAGGTGATGAAGTTAAAAATTCAAACAATAAAACATATAAAGAAATCTTTGCCAATTCATGGATTTATAATACTTCAACAAGATATGGAATAATTAATGATCAATCGAATTATATCTTATCGGACAAAATTGATAGATCTAGTTTAAAATCTGGTGATAGGGTAGAGTTGGTTGAAAGAGATAATGATATTGTTATTAGTGGAAGTGATGATCCTCATATCAGTCGAGTTTTATCTGCCGAAAATTCTGTAGTAATAGACGGTTCTTTCCCCGGTAAAAATCCAAATTCAAAGTATGATCTAAGGAGAAAACTTAATACCGCAAAAAGTTCTGGAGTTTCATTAGAATATGGAAATAACGTAATTACGTCAGATATACAAAATTTATATTTTGATGGAGAGGACTATTCTTACGTAGCATCAAATTCTTTACCATCAGAATCTATCGAAAATCCTTACAATTACAGATATACTATAAGTTTGGACATTAATAGTGATTCGACTGGTGTTCCAGTAGAAGATAATATTGGTGATGGTGATTATACAACAATAATTGGATTTGAAAATAACTCTCCATTTTTAACTGGAGATAGAGTTTTTTATCAACCAGACTCAACACCGTTGGTGGGATTAAATACTGGAAGTTACTATGTTGAGGTTTTAACTAATAAAAAACAAATAAAATTATATTCTTCTCCACATTTTATTGGAATAAATCCAATAAAATTTAAAAACCCAGATTCAGGATCTGTAAGGGGAACTTTTACGCTTTATTCCCACAAATCTGGTGAAATTGGAGTCCAAAATATACTGAAAAAAATACCTCTCCAATCTAAAATAAAAGGTCCTGGAAAAGAAACTGTTCCCGGTGTAACGGGAATGCTTATTAATGGAGTTGAGATTAGTAATTATAAGTCAAATGATAAAGTATATTATGGACCTTTAGAGTCTGTTGATATTTTGGTTGGGGGAGAAAATTACGATGTTATAAATCTTCCACAAATATCCATTTCTTCAGGTACAACTAACGCTTTAGCGCAACCAGTAATTAGTGGATCTATAAAAGAAGTTTATATTGATTCTCAAAACTACGATATTGATAAAATTCTTTCCGCAGAAGTTTCTGGAGGAAATGGATCTGGCGCATCATTAAAACCAATAATCACGAAGAGAGTAAGAGAAATAAGTTTTGACGGAAGAACTACGGTAAATGGTGGAGGAATTAGTACGACTGGAAATAGAATTGTATTATTGGAAGATCATAATTTAAACAATGGTGATAAAATTCTATACAATTCAAATGGAAATCTTCCAATAAAAGTTGGGTTCGGAACTGATACTTTAGTAAATAATGGATTTTATTTTGTAAAAGTTGAAAACAATAAAACAGTTTCATTGTATGAAACATATGAAGATTATGAAAGTAATTCAAATGTAATAGGATTTTCAACAGGAACTGCTGGAAAACATAAAATTACCACTACAAATTTAAATAATACAATTTCAAAAATTGAAGTAGTGAACGGTGGTAGTGGGTACACTAATAGAAAACTGATCGTTAATCCGTCTGGGATATCAACAATAACAAATTCTATTAATTTTAAAAATCATGGATTTAATACTGGAGAATTGATTGAGTATGATTATGAAAGTTCTCAAATATCGGGTCTATCAAAATCAAGTCAGTATTATGTTTTAAAAATTGACGAAGATTCTTTTAGAATATGTAATGCTGGAGTTGGAGGGACCGATAACTCTTTTTATAATAGAAAAGAATATGAAAAGTTTTCTGATGGAGGATCTGGTTATCAATACTTCAGTTACCCAGAAATCTCAGTATCTATAAAATATAGTCCCATTGGTTTTGGAACTACAACCCAAATATACAAAGAAGTTGTATCAACACCCATTGTTAGGGGTAAGATCGAACAATTATATCTTTATGATAATGGAACAGGTTATGGATCTACAATATTAAACTATCAAAAAAATCCAGTAATAACAGTAAAAAATGGAAAAAGCGCAGCATTAAGACCAAATATTTCAAATGGACAAATAGTATCAGTAAATATACAATATGGGGGTAAAGAATACTATTCTTTACCAGATTTAATTGTTACAGATTTAAGTGGAACTGGTTCTGGAGCAAAACTCAGACCCATTATTGACAATGGAAAAATTGTAGAGGTTATTGTATTGAGTTCTGGAATTGGATATTCTGATAGTCAGACATATATTACAGTAAATTCTTCCGGAAAAGGAGTAAAATTCTTTCCAAATATTAGAAGTCTTACTGTAAACAATAACTATAAATTTGGAGATGAAGTTTTACTGGAAACAGACAATAAATTAAAATATACAGTATCTTCATATTTTGAAGAATTGAGAACTTCATTCGGAGAAAGAGAGAACAATATATCTGGTATTATAGGGTGGGCATATGATGGAAATCCAATTTATGGTCCATTTGCGCGATCTAATCCAAATAATGGATCATCTACAATAACAAGAGTTGTATCTGGTTATTCGTTAGATGCCACATATACTGATAGACCAGATGGTTTTGAAGAAGGATTTTTTGTTGAAGATTATAAGTTTTCTTCCTCAAATACGACTTTAGATGAAAAAAATGGTAGATATGGAGTAACTAAGGAGTTTCCAAATGGAGTATATGCATATTATGCAACAATTGACGAAAATGGAAATCCTGCTTTCCCATATTTTATCGGAAATGAATATAAATCACAAACATTAGAAGAAAATGATACTTTAGATCAATCTTTTGACTTTGGAAATTCTAAATTACTTAGAAATACTTTCCCATATAAAATTTCTGATGTATATTCCAATTATGATTTTATTTCTAAAATAGATGATTATAAAGATCAAAAAATAGTCTTAGATTCTGTTTCCACGGGAGAAGTAGAAAGATTTGAAGTAATAAATTCTGGTTCAAATTATAAAATTGAAGATATTTTAAATTTTGACAATTCTGGAACAGGTGGATCTGATGCTTATGCATACGTATCTTCTTTGGAAGGAAAAGATATTCTTAATGTAGAAACAGAAGCACTAGTATATGAAAATTCCATATTTACATGGGAAAATGAAGAAAATGTAAAGGTAACCATATTACCCTATCACTCACTTGATGATGGAGATGTTGTAACTATTTCAGGTTTTTCTACAACTCTTTCCAGATTAAACGGATCTCATAAAGTAAAGATTACTCCCAAAAGTTCAACTTTAATTTCTCAAATTCCATCATCAATAAGTATTGGTGGAACAGAAATATACTTATCCAAAATTCCACAAAATGTTTCTGTGGGAAGCAGTATTGGAATTGGTACAGAAACTCTTAAAGTCTTAGAAGTATTTGAAAATAAAAATATACTGAGAGTTGAAAGAGGACTGACAGGTGTTTCTCATGATGAAAATTCTATAGTAAACTTTAAATCCGATTCATTCAGTATTGATTTTTCAACTGAAATTTTTACATCTAAAGTTGATGATATAGTATTCTTCAATCCATTAGAATCGGTCGGATTTGGCACAACAGCAGGATTATCTCATATTGCGACTTTTAATTTTGGTGATGAATTGAATGTTTCCAGACAAATTCCCACAAAATCTATTTACATTGAAAACCACCCATTTAAAAATAACCAACAAGTTGTTTATACTGCAAATGGAACAACACTATCAATTTCAACTGATGGCGTATCTTCATATAGTTTACTATCCCCATCCAACCTTTTTATAGTCAATAAGGGTAAAAATATTATTGGATTAAAAACTTCAATAAATTCTGATGAGTTATTCTTCCATTCTGGCGGTATTGATAGTGATTTGTATTCTTTAGAATCTGTGTATGAGCAAGTTACAGGAAATGTTGAGAGAATAAAAGCTATTGTTTCAGTATCAACATCTCATGAAATGCTTACTGGAGATGTTATTAATTTAACAGTAAATCCAAATCTATCTGTTGGAATCGGGACTTCTACCTCTGTAAGAATTTCTAAAGATCAAAACAGAATACTGGTCAATCCTATAGAGTTTGATTCTTCTGTAATTAGTACAACACTAAATGCAATTACACTTAATGATCATCATTTAAGAACTGGGGATAAAATATATTATTCTGCAGTTACACCAGCAACTGGAATAACAACAGGCGACTATTATGTATTCAAAGTAGATTCTGATACTATTAAACTTTGCAGCACTTACTTAGATTCTATAGCCACTCCACCACAAACTATTGACATCACAGGAACTGGTGGTGCGTCTCAGTTTATATCTTTAATTAATCCAAGATTGAAAACGATAAAAAATAATAATTTAGTATTTGATTTATCAGATTCTTCACTTTATGGGTATAGTTTTAAGATTTATAGAGATTCTGAATTTAAAGATGAGTTTAAATCTACATCATTGGAGAGGCAATTTAATATTGTTGAGGTAGGCACAGTTGGTACGGCAAATGCTTCTATTACTATAAACTATGATTCCAAATTACCAAATTTACTTTATTACAACTTGGAGAATAATGGAGTTTTGGGTATTGTTGATAAAGACGTAAAAAATTATTCTGAAATATTTTTCACAAATAGTACATATACTGGAACATATAACATTATTGGAGTGGGAGAAAAAACATTTAGCGTATTACTCAAAAACGTTCCAGAAAATCTTTCTTACTCCTCCGAAGACTGCGATATTCTAAAATACACCACAAGATCAAAAACTGCAAAAGGAGGAATTGATAAAATAGAATTACCTTCTGGAGGATATGGTTATAAAAAAATACCAGTAGTTCAGAGTATTACTTCAACTGATGGGAAAGATTCATATGTTCTTGCAAAGTCTTCTTCTATTGGCAATATAAAACAGCAAAGAATTAAAAATGAAAAATTTGAATATCCATTTGATCCGACCCTCAATCCAACAGCTTTTGTATCTTCAAATATAATACTTTCAAATTCGAATACAATAGACACTATAACAATTCTAGATGGTGGCAAAGGATATATTCAAGCACCAGATATTGTTATTGTAAATTCTTCTACTAGGGAAAAAATTGATTCCGGAATTCTTAATGCCTCTTTGGTTGGTGATACCATAAGAAGAATAGAAATAGAGGACAAACCAAAAGGTCTTCCAGAACAAACTGTAGAATTATTTGCAGTTAATAATACTAATGGAATTTCTATTCAAAAAGTAACTGCAGATTCTGACACCACATTTACGTGCGAAATAACTAAACCAACTTTTGGATATGACCCTTTACCATTTGCTGTCGGAGATTTAGTATTTCTTGAAGGAATACAACAACTTGATGATGGATCTGGATTTAATTCTGAAGATTATGGATATAGATTCTTTAAGGTATCTAATTATCAAGAGACATCTCCATATGATAAGGTAGTATTTGATTTGGCAGATTCATATTATGGACCTTCCGGATTAACTACTAATATAGGAACTGCTAAAACTATACAAGAAGGATATCCAAAAATCATATCTTTTAACGATTATCCTACTTTTGATGTGAAGCAAAGTAAATTGTCATTCTCTATTGGTGAGCAGTTAATTACAAATAACACTGAACGGGATTTATTTGTTTCTAGTTATGATGGAACCACCCTTAAAGTATCGGGAACTTATGAACTATCCGTTGGTGAAGTTATTACTGGAAAATATTCTTCAACAGTAGCGACAATTATTCAAATTGATATTAATGAAGGAACTTTTAATGTTAGTTATTCAATTCCAAAGAATGTTGGATGGATAGATGAGATTGGAAAATTAAGTCTGGACAATCAAGTTACATCAAATAATGATTACTATCAAAATCTTTCATACTCTGTAAAGAGCACCAAAGAATATAAAGAAGTAGAAAAAAATATAAAACCACTATTGCATACTAGTGGACTAAAAGATTTTGCTGATACTCAAATAGAGCAAGAAACCAATGCTTCCGATCTTTTAGGAATTGACCAATCAAATGTTATAATTGATTATATAGATGATCTTAGAGTAGATACAATTTATAATTTTGATAATGTAAAGGATATTGATATTGATCCTATAACTGGAAATTCTAGATATATTAAGTTAGAAACTGTAAGACTTACAGATTATATTGATAATATTGGAAACCGCGTTCTTGCAATAGATGATATTAGTAATAAATTTTCCAATTTTGAAGATGAACCTAGCGAATTTTTAAATGTTTTATTGTTAGATCCCTCAATTTCATATGAAAATCTTTTAGTTAGAATAACAAATCTTGATGGTAGTCAAATTCAATTTACGGAGATTGTTTTATTAAATGACAATGATGATTATTACTTAGTTGAAAAAGGTAACATTTCTAACGTTGGATCATCCGAAGTCCATATTTTAGGAGAAAATTATGGCGAATTTATCATTATAGAAGATGAATTTAATAATAGATATTTAAGATTTGTTCCAGAAAACCCATATGATATTGACTATGATCTAAAACTTGTAAGAAATACTTTTAGATCTTCCGCAGTAGGTTTTGGAACAACTGCAGTAGGTTTTGTAGATTTAGTAAGTTCTGCTGGCATTATTACTTCTGGAGAAACGTCTACTGTTGTAAACCTAGATTCAAATTCAAACTCTTTGTATGCCAATGTTCAAGTAATTGATAATTCAACAAACCAAATGAACTTTGTTGAATTATATGTAACTTCCGATGGTTCTAATACATACTTATCGGAATATTATTTTGATACAGAATCTGAAACATCCGAAATATCTAACAATTTCATAGGATCTTTTGGTGCGAATATATCTTCCGGAGGAATTTTATCATTAAATTATACGAATACTTCCTCAAATAACAATACTTTTAGAGCAAAGATTGTTGGATTCGGAACCACAACTTTAGGAACTGGTTTTTATAGATTTAAAACAGATAGTCAACCAGTTGGTTATGAGAGATCTATTTTATATCGTTCCGATTTCACGGTTGGAACAGGAAATACGAACATTGTATCGATAGACAAAGGTCTTTTCAATTCATTCAAATCTTTAGTAGAAGTTGGCATTGGATCTACTAAAGCTATTCATCAAATAATGCTTATACAAGATGGAACTGACGTTTATGTTCAGCAATCACCTCTTCTTAGTGTAAGTGGTATTGGAACCTTTGATAGTGCTTCTGGAATAGGAACTTTTGGTGGAGATAATAGTGGATCAGATTTAGAATTAAACTTCTATCCAGATGCAGAATATTCATCAGAAACTATCACTCTTTCAGCGTTTAGTCAGTGTTTTTATACCATTTTGGATAGAGACAATGATCCACCATTATTAGAATATGGAAATATTGAAGAATCTATAGATATACAATTCTATAATTCAATAAATGGAAGTAGAATTAATAGATCTAACTTTAATTTAACATCAGATGGAGTTCCCATTTTTGTCAAAACATTTAACCCAACAGATGAAAATATTCTTAATCCATCAACAGGTGAGTTTAATATACAAAACCACTTCTTTAAAAATGGAGAAGAATTAATTTATACTCCAAAATCAACAGTTGCTGGAATTGCAGGAACTTCTATGGTATACACTGATGGTGTTACTAGCGGAACATTACCTTCTACGGTTTTTGCTATTGTTAATAATCTTGATTATGATAAATTCCAGATATCTACAAGTATTTCTGGGACAGCAGTAACATTTACAAATCTTGGTGGCGGTAATGCACATCAATTTGAAATGAAGAAGAAAAATGAAAAAGCAATTATTACCCTTGACGATCTTGTCCAAAGTCCAATAATTCTTACAAATGTATCACATACTTTATCTCAAAATATTTCTGATACAGATGAATTATTTGTTTTAAGTGGAATATCTTCAATAATTCCTTCAGATATTTTGAAGATAGATGATGAATATTTTAAAGTTGTTAATGTTGGATTAGGAACTACAACCTCTGGTCCAATTACAAATAATGGATCGTTTAATTTAGTCAGTACAAAGAGAGGATTTGTTGGAACTAGTGCAACTTCTCACACCTCATCTACAGTGGTAGACATTTATAGAGGTTCATATAATATTGTAGAAAATGAACTACACTTTGTAGATCCACCAAGAGGAAATCCCCAAATTGAAAGAACAATTTACAACATAGATTACGAAACTTCAGATTTTAATGGAAGAGTATTTTTAAGATCTACTTATACGACAAATAAAATATATGATGATTTGTCCGACCAGTTTAATGGAATTGGAAGAACATTTACAATGAAAGTTGGTGGTGCTGATACCACAGGTATTGGAACTATTGGTGGAAGCGGAATTGTTCTGATAAATGGTATTTTCCAACAACCATCGACTGATAATAATCCAAATGGTAATTTTGATATTTTAGAAGATACTATTGCTGGAATAACAACATTAGTTTTTTCTGGTATAACAAAACCAGATACAGATCCTTTAGAGTATGTTTTTTCCGATTATGACATAAATCAAAATGAAACTCCAAGGGGTGGAATTATTGTTTCGTATGGTTCTACACCTGGACTTGGTTTTGCTCCTCTTGTCGGGGCATCTGTTACCGCTGTAGTTGGTGCTGGAGGTTCCATTGCTGGAATTACAACGGGATTAGTAGGTGGAACTTATGGTTCTGGATATAATGGTCTTACTTCAATTGGAGTTACTGTTTATGATTCCAATCATGGTGGAGATCCTGCAAGTATTACTGCAGTTGTTGGTGCTGGAGGTTCACTTTCCTTTAACATTGGTGCTGGTGGAACAGGTTATACTAATCCACAAATATTTGTGTCATCACCCTCTTATGAAAATCTTTCAGTAATAGGTGTTTCTAGACTTGGTATTGGACTGACAACACAGACTGGAATTGGATTATCTATTAGTTTAAATGTTGGACCTGTAGGTGCGACTGGAATTGGTTCAACCTATTATGGAGTAACTGATTTTGAGATAACTAAGAAAGGATATTCTTTCCAAAGAGGAGATGTATTTAAACCTGTTGGTTTAGTTACAGATTATAGATTATCATCTCCAATTCATGATTTTGAATTGCTCGTATTGGAAACATATCGAGATAAATTTGCTTCTTGGGAATTTGGAGATTTAGATTTTATTGATTCCATTAAAAACTATCAAAATGGATCTAGAACAACTTTCCCCCTATTTTACAATGGAGATCTTCTCAGTTTTGAGACTAAAAAAGGATCAAGAATTAAACTTGAAAACTGCTTATTGATATTCATTAATGGTATTCTTCAGAAACCAGGGTTCTCTTATAATTTCGGTGGTGGAACTTCATTAACATTTACAACTGCCCCAAAACCAGATGATAATATTTCGATTTATTTTTATGAAGGAACTGGTGTTGATGTTACAAAGGTAACCAATATCAATGAAACTATAAAGGTAGGAGATGTGGTTCAGATACTCAAATCCAATGAATATCCAAATATTTTATCTCAGGATAAGAGAACTGTTACAGATTTATCATTCTCCGATAAGTTTGAAACAAACTTGTATTCTGGTCCCGGCATTAGTGAAAATTATAGACCATTAAGTTTGATAAAGCAAAAAGTTGATAAAAATATAAATGGTGAAATAGTTTCTAAAGCAAGAGATTCTATTGAAACATTGGTATTCCCAGTAGCAAATATAATTAGTGATGTATCCACAACTGATACTGAAATATTTGTCGATGGTGTTGAATTGTTTAGATATGAAGATCCTGATTTTAGTTCTTTTGATGGATTAATCGTTGGTGGGACATCGACATCTTCAATATCTACAATGACTGGCAATGATTCAATCGAACTTGTAAAGAATTTCACAAATATTCAGGGAGAATCTGGATCTATTGTTGGAATTGCATCAACAACAATTCCAAATTTAGCTATAGAGTTTACTTTAGAATCTTTAATTGGAACTCAACTGCAAGTAGGATATCCAATCTATATTTTTGACACTGTTGTTGGAAATGGAGTTACTTCGATAAATTCATCTGATGCGGAAACTATTGGGATTGGAACTAATTATCTTGACAACATTTATGTTGTTGATCAGTTGAATGAAAGCACAGGTATCATAACTTGTAGAGTACATTCTAATTCCAATTTGGTTGGAATTGCAACTCAAGGATCTATATACACTCCTGTTGGACATTTCTCTTGGGGAAGACTGTCAAATACTTCTGGATTACAAAGATCTTCCAATCCAATTTCTATAGGTGTAACAGGAAATATTGTTTCTGGTCTTTCTACATACCCAATAATTCAAAGAAGAAATGTTGGTATAAGAGAAACAGGTGCTCTTCGTAAGAGAAATCCAACTCCCCCCTAAAGTATTATAAATATCTAAAAAACTATATTAATATGGCTGCTGTAGTAACAGATCAATTTAGAATATTGAATGCTGATAATTTTATAAATTCTGTATTAGATGATAATAATTCATATTATGTCTTTTTAGGATTGCCAAATTCAAGTGCTACGGGATTTGGTAGGGACTCTGGTTGGGATGAGTCGCCTCCAGCTCCTACGGACAATACGCAGTATCTCAATCATTATAGAGATACTGCATTATTTGGTAAGAGAATTACTAGTGAAAACATTAGAAGAGTGGTAAGAAAAGTCCAGTGGACTTCCGACACAAACTATGATATGTATAGACACGATTATAGTGCCTTGAACCCAACTCCAAATTCTGGAACAACTACATTATACAATTCGGATTATTATGTAATCAATAAAGATTTTAGAGTTTATATTTGTTTGAGTAATGGTTCTTCCGGAACCAAACCAGAAGGAAATTCTTCCTTATATGAACCAACATCAACAGATTTACAACCAGTTGAATACGTCGATGGATATATTTGGAAATACTTGTTTTCCATATCTCCAAATGATGTAATCAAGTTTGATTCTACAGAATATATTGTTCTTCCTAACAATTGGTTGACAACTACAGAAGACTCTCAAATTGTTGATGTGAGAGAATCTGGTAATGATAACGACCAAATTAAAGTTGTTTATATTGAAAATGGCGGTAGCGGATATACGAATGGGACATATGATATTTTAGGTGATGGTAGTGGAGGTACAGTTAGAATAACAACAAAAGGAGGTATTATAACTAAAGCGGAAGTACTGACTGGTGGCAGTGGATATACTTGGGGAATTGTTGATTTTGAAAGATCGGATATATCTGATCCAGCAACTTTAATTCCAATTATTCCTCCATCAAGGGGACATGGATATGATATTTACACAGAATTGGGTGCCGACAGAGTTTTAGTTTATGCTAGGTTTGATGATTCTACAAAAGATTTTCCAGTTGATACAAAATTTTCACAAGTTGGAATTGTAAAAAATGTATCACAATACACTTCTAGTGGAATTGGAAACACTTTTACTGGATCATCATATTCATCACTTTATTCTATAAAGTTAAGTGGAGATTTTGCAGGAACTCCAAGTATTGGTGATGTGGTTTCTCAGGTTAGAACAATTGATGAAACTGAATATCAAGCAAAAGGTTATGTAGCTTCTTGGGATAAAGATACAAAAATTCTAAAATATTTTAGAGATAGATCACTTTATTTTCCAAATTCTTTAAATCAAAGAGACGGGACAAATGTTGATGTTGGGATTGGAACAACTTCTAATGTAATAGAATTTGTTTCTGAAGTAGATAGTGTTCCCCAAAATATTAGTATATCTGGCATTGGTAATACAAGTATAGATTCTTCCTTTAATGGGACAACTTTAAATGGAGTGAATTTGGGTGTTAATTTCATCAAGGGACTTGCTACACCAGAGATAAATAAGAAGACAGGGGCAATTATTTACATCGATAATAGACCCGAAGTTGAGAGAAATCTTAGGCAAAAAGAAGACGTTAAAATCATTCTGGAATTCTAAAAAACATGGCACAAAAAACAGATTTAAATATCAATCCATATTTTGATGATTTTGATTCTGATAAGAATTTTTATAGGGTCTTATTTAAGCCAGGATATCCGGTTCAAGCAAGAGAACTGACAACCTTACAATCAATACTGCAAAATCAAATTGAATCTTTTGGTAGTTATACCTTTAAAGAAGGGTCTGTAGTAATTCCAGGAAATATTGTATATGATGGACAATTTTATGCTGTAAAATTAAATACTCAACAACTTGGTATTAACATATCCTTATATATTGATAAGTTTATAGGAAAAACTATAACTGGGCAACTATCTGGAAGTACAGCAACGGTACAATATGTCTCTTTACCCAATAATTCTAATATTGAATACGTAACAATTTATGTAAAATATAAAAATTCTAATAGTAATTTTGACTTTGAGCAGTTTGAAGATGGGGAATCTTTATATTGCGATGAAAATATAATATATGGAAATACTACTATTAATGCAGGAACTCCTTTTGCATCTCTAATTAATTTGGATGCGACTTCGATTGGGTCTGCGGCATCTATTGGTGATGGGGTTTATTTTGTAAGAGGACATTTTGCTGCTGTATCAAAACAAACTATCATACTCGATGATTACACAAATACACCTTCATATAGAGTAGGATTATCAATACAAGAACTTTTAGTAAATGCAAAAGATGATGAATCTCTGTATGATAATGCTAAAGGATTTACAAACTATGCAGCACCAGGTGCTGATAGACTGCAAATCAAATTAACTCTTACAAAAAAATTAATTACAGATATTAATGATACCAATTTTATTGAATTACTTAGAGTACAAGATGGAAAAATAAAGAAAATAGAGTCTAAAACAGAACTTTCCAGACTTGGTGATTATATTGCGGAAAGAACCTACGAAGAATCTGGACATTATGCATTAGATAACTTTAAGGTAAGTGTGCATAATTCTTTAAATAATAAGTTAGGTAATGATGGTCTATTTTTTGAAACTCAATCCACAGATCAATTAAATACTCCATCAGATGATTTAATGTGCGTTAAAGTTTCTCCTGGAGAAGCTTATGTCGGTGGATATAATGTAGAAACTGTTTCTAATTCTATTATAGATGTAGAAAAACCGAGAGATACTTTACAAATTTCTAATGCAAATGTATCTTTTGAGATGGGAAATCTCTTAAGAGTTAATAATGTTTCTGGTTCACCTAAACAAAAAGAAAAAATTGATCTTTATGATCAATTTGGTGGTACAGGAAATAAAATTGGAAATGCTAGAGTATATACTTTTAATTTAACCGATGCTGCTTATGAAGGAGCAGCAACCAATTGGGATTTGTACTTGTATGATATTCAAACACATACAAAACTCACTTTAAATACTCCTGTAGCACCATTAGGACTTATAACTTCAACTTATATTAAGGGAAAGAGTAGTGGTGCTAGTGGATACGCAGTAGATTCTGGTACTGGAAGCACGATTTCTTTAAGAGAGACTTCAGGTACATTTTCTGCTGGCGAACAATTAATTATCAATGGCATCGATGTTTCTGCAACAATTGAGTCAATTGTTGTGTATGGAACTAAAGATATTAAATCGACAAAACAAACAACTGCTGTTTCTGGATTTGGGGCAGATTTTGTTGCTGATTCAGTATTAGATTCTTTTAATTTACCAAATGGAATTTCTAATATATCAATTTCTGGAAACACATTAACAAGTTCTGGAAAAACATTTGGTGGAATTAAAGAAGGAGATATTATTAGATATCAAACTGGAACTGGTGATGAAACTTTTAATAGAGTAACAGCAAACAACACTACCAGTTTAACTTTAACTACAACAACCACAGTATCTGGCGTCAGAAATGGTTCTGTTGGGGTTGGAACTTTTAACAGTGTAAAATTGGGTTATCCCACTTTAAAAAATCAAGAAAAAAGTTATCTTTATGCACAACTTACAGAGTCCAATATAGAATCAGTAAATCTTTCTAGTTCTACATTAAAAATCTCAGATCAGATTGAAAATCAAACTATATCGGGTGGACAATTAACAATTGATACCAGTTCTTTTACATCTGGAATTGTATTTGAGTCTTTTGACGAGGAAAGATACTCTGTTCATTACAGTGGCGGTGGAATTGGGACAGTAACTTCTGATTCATTTACTATAAACAACGATGGAAGTCAAGTAACCATTAATGGATTGACAAATGGGAGTAATGCTGTAGTTAATGTAACACTTAAGAAATCTGGTATTCAGAATAAGATAAAGGAATATACCAAAAGTTCTGTTCTTGATATCGTATATTCAAAGTATCCTCAATCTGGAAGTAATGAAAATTCATCTATTGATGATGGATTAACTTACAATAAAAATTATGGACTGAGGGTTCAAGATGAAGAAATTTCTTTAAATTGGCCAGATGTAGTAAAAGTTATTGCGGTGTATGAGTCTCTTGACAAAAATTCTCCAATTTTAGATCAAATTCAATTCTTTGATAGTTCTGCGGTAAGTAATGCCATTATAGGAGAAAATATTAAGAGTCTCTCAAGCAATGCCGTAGCGAGAGTGATTTCTAAATCAGGGTTTAAATTATCGGTAGTATATTTGAATAAAGATAGATTTGTTGCTGGGGAAACGGTAACTTTAGAAGAATCTAATGGTTCTTATCCTTTACAATTAATTATAAAAGGATCTTATAAGGATATTACTTCTTCTTATATCTTAGATAAGGGACAAAAAGACCAATATTATGATTATTCGAAAATTATTAGAAATCTGAATACTCCAATACCATCAAAGAAACTAAAAGTAATATTTGATCACTACACAATACCATCTTCCGATGATGGGGACGTTTACACGGTCCTAAGTTATGATAAAGAAAGATTTTCAGAAGATATTCCAAATATTGGTCCAAGACAAATAAGATCGTCTGACACCTTGGATTTTAGACCAAGAGTATCGCAGTTTACTGCCACAGATAAGTCTCCATTTGATTTTGATTCAAGAGATTTTGGAACTTTACCCAAATTTGTTTTAAAACCAAATGAAAGTTCTTTAATTGGATATACTTATTACCTGCCAAGAATTGATAAGGTATATTTGGATATTTTTGGAAACTTTATTGTGAAGAAAGGAACTTCAGAAATAAATCCAAAACCTCCAGTCAATTCGAATCCAGATGGACTTATGGAGGTCGGTACAATTACACTTCCAGCATACCTTTATGATCCAAATGATGCTACTATATCTCTTGTAGATAACAGAAGATATACGATGAGGGATATTGGTAAACTTGAAGATAGAATTGAAAATTTAGAAAGAGTAACATCTCTTTCATTGTTGGAGTTAAATACACAAACTCTTCAAGTACAAGACGCTCAAGGAAATAATAGATTTAAAACTGGATTTTTTGTTGATGATTTTAAAAATAATTCTTTGATTAATGTAGATGTATCTTCTATTGAGATAGATCCAAATTCACAAGAACTGACTACAATTATTAGTACTAATACTTTAAAGGGTGCAATTTCTCCAGAATCCGAAATCACCGACGAAAATCTGGATTTATCTTCCAATTTCAATCTTTTAGATTCTAACGTTCAAAAAACTGGAAATACTATAACTTTAAAGTATGAAAGCATTGGTTGGATTGAACAACCACTGGCAACAAGGGTGGAAAATGTAAATCCATTCAACGTAGTTTCATACAATGGAAATATTAAATTATCACCATCTAGTGATACTTGGGTAAGAACTATTAGACTTGAAAACTCCTCTTCAACTACAACAAGAAGAGTTGCTAATGTAAATCTTCGGGGACAAACGAGAACACGTGTATCTTCCAGAGATGTTCTTATTTCTTCTGGAAACGAACAATACATGAGATCCAGAAACACACACTTCTATGCTGCTAACTTAAAACCACTTACAAAATTCTATCAATTCTTTGATGGTAATGGTAGTGTAGATTATATTCCAAAATTATTAGAAATTTCTAATAGTTCATCATTGACAAATTATGGATCAATAGGAACATTTGAAGTTGGAGAAACTGTGATTGGATATGATGGTGGAAATGAAGTTATATCATTCAGATTGTGTTCTGGAAACCATAAGGATGGTCCTTTTGATTCTCCATCAAAAACATTTACCACAAATCCATATTTTAGTACAGAAACACTATCTCAGTCATACAATCAATCATCAAAATTATTAAATGTAGACACTTTTGCACTTTCTGAAGAAGCGCAAGGAAAGTATTATGGATATGTAAAAGTTGGTGTGAAATTAGTTGGTCAGAATAGTGGTGCTGTAGCCTACGTTAAAGATCTCCGCCTTATTTCAGATTCTAGTGGTGATATTATTGGTTCTTTCTTCTTGCAGAATCCACATACAACTCCAGCACCAACAGTTAGAATTACTACTGGAACAAAAACTTACAGATTGACTAGCAGTTCTACAAATAAAACTCCTCTTCCTGGAAGCAAATTAATATCTTCCGCAGAAACTACATATAAATCTGAAGGAAGATTTGAAGTTCGCCAGCAACAAACGACAAGAGTAGTAACTACTTTCTATGATCCATTAGCACAATCATTCAGTGTTGGTGGAAATATTGAAGCACCTACTGCTAATGGACAGAACGATGATGCAAATGGTGCATTTTTAACTGCTGCAGATCTTTTCTTCGCCAATAAACCTTCTGGAAATGATCCAGTAAGAATTGAAATCAGGACAGTTGAACTGGGTACTCCAACAAGAACTGTAATTGGAAATCCCGTTACTTTAACGCCATCTGAAGTAAATGTTTCAACAAATGGAGAAACACCTACAAGAGTAACATTTGATTATCCAATATATCTTGCTCCTGGACAAGAATATGCAATTGTTGCAGTTGCCGAAACTAGTAATGAATATGAAATGTGGATAGCACAGATGGGTGAAGAAACTGTAAATACACAATCTTTACCTAACTCAGAATCGGTAATCTATTCCAAACAATTTGCTCTTGGAAGTCTCTTTAAGTCTCAGAATGGATCTATTTGGACTGCCAATCAACTTCAAGATATGAAGTTTAAACTTTATAAGGCAAACTTTACATCATCAACAGGTACAGCGTTCTTCTATAATCCAACATTGGATGAAAGTAATGGATATGTTGAAATTTTAAACAACAATCCAATTACAACTTTACCGAAAACATTAACATTAGGAATAACTACAACATCCGATTCGGGAGCCATTGGTATATTAACAACTGGTAGAAAGATTGCTGGAAATAATACTTTTACTTATGCATATATTGTAGGAACTGGTGGTCCTGCCGATAATATTAGTAATACTTCTGGTGGCATAAATTATGGAACAGGAACTTATGATCTTCAAACAACATCAGTAACTGGAAACGGATCTGGTCTTGTATTGAATGTAACTGGATCTGGAGGTTCTTTAAGTTTTAATTCTATATCAAGTGCTGGAAATGGATATCAAGTTGGCGATGTTGTTGGTGTTACTAGTAGTATAGGAAGAGATGCTACATTCACAGTATCTTCGGTTGTCGATTTAGATACATTATATGTTTCTGGCGTTCAGGGGACATCCGATTCATTTGTAACTACTGGTGCTGGATTAACTTATTATAATGATTCTGGATCTACCATATCCCTCCCAACTATAGAAATATTATCTTCTAACGGAGGCGAAGATTTAAATTCTGGAAAATATATTAGTGTAAGTCATTTTGATCATGGAATGTATTCTGGAACAGATAAGGTTATTCTTACAGATATTGAACCAAGTGTATCATCAACTGTACTAAGTTCTACACTTTCTATTAATGAAACAACATCAATTAGTGTAGCAAGTACATCAACCTTTACAACATTTGAAGGGCAAACAGTATCTCCAACTTATCTTGGATATGTTAAAATTGGTGGTGAAATAATTGCTTATAGTAATGTTGGAAATGGCACTTTAACCATAAATTCTAGGGCAGTAGAAGGTAAAGCACAACCTCATGAAGTTGGAGATACAGTTACAAAATATGAGTTAAATGGTGTATCTCTTAGAAGAATCAATGGAATAACACATGATGTTTCTTCTTTAGGAAATGGTATAGATGAATATCGTATTGCTATTGACATGAGTTCTAATGGAGTAGATAGATCTACCAATAATAATAACCGCCCAGAACTATCATTTACAACACAATCTTCAGTTGGTGGTAATTTCTGCAAGGCAACTGAAAATATTCAATTTAATGAGATTGTTCCAAATTATGATATATTGACCCCAAGTTCTTCAACATCAGTAGAAGCATCGATAAGAACTATTAGTGGTAGGAGTGTTAATGGAAGTGAAACACCATTTATAGATAATGGATTTGAGTTTGTAGAGTTGAATGAAGTTAATAAATTAAATTCTGTAAGAATGGTTGCTTCAAGTATAAATGAAACTACAAAACTAACTTCTTTACCAAGAAATAAATCATTCACTACAGGAATAGTTTTATCTACGACAGATAGTAATCTGTCTCCAATGATTTACACAGATACTGCTATAACAGAATTTAAACTTAACAGATTAAATAGACCAATTTCAGATTATTCTGCAGATAATAGAGTTAATTCTATACTCTTTGATCCACATGCAGCAGTATATGTATCAAATACAGTGAATCTTTCTCAAGCAGCAACTTCATTGAAAGTGATTCTTGGTGCTTACAGGCACGAGTCTGCTGATTTTAGAGTTCTTTATAGTTTGATTAGGGCAGATTCTAGTGAAGTGGCACAAGAATTTGAATTGTTCCCAGGATATGATAATATTAATATAGGTACTGATGGGACAATTACTCCTATCAACCCTGCCAAAAATAGTGGAAATCCGGATACTTTTGTTCCTGCAAGTCTAGAAAATCAGTATCTTGAGTATGAATTTACAGCAGATAACTTAGATCTGTTTACTGGATATACTATCAAAATTGTATTGTCTGGTACGGACCAGGCACATGCTCCAAAAATAAAAGACCTTAGAACAATCGCATTGAGATGATAAAAGTAGAGGGATACAAAAATCTTTATAGGGATGAGAAGAGTGGTGCCATAATAAATTGTGACACCACTTCATACAACCAATATATAAATTCTTTGAACTATAGGGACGCACAGAAAAAAGAATTGGATAAAATGAAAAGTGATATTGAAGAAATTAAAACATTACTAAAGGACTTACTAAATAATAAATAATTTTTTTTGGGATTTCGTTAATATAAATATCTATAGAAAACATTCCCATCTGAATAATGGCAGTATTTGTATCAAATGTAATAATTGAACAGGGTTTTGACTTTGATACAACTTTTCAGTTGGAAGATACCACTACAAATGATTTTATAAATTTAAGTGGATATGCTGTAGATGCTCAACTTAGAAAGACATACAGTAGTTCTACAGCAGTATCTTTCGCATCAACCATTGTAGAACCTTTTTCTGAGGGGCGGGTTCAAATATCATTAGACTCAACAGTTACAGTAGATTTAAAACCAGGTAGATATGTTTATGATATAAAGTTAACTGCGGGTAATGGAACAGTAACTAAGGCTATAGAAGGGTCGGCATTAGTAAGAGCGGGAGTGACTAGGTAATGGCCACCATAAAAGCAAGAGTTGGTTCTCAAAATGTAGTACGTGTCTTATCTAATGCATCATCTCCACCTTCAAGATTAAATAACCTATTTGATGTTGTTGCTGACGATAAAGAAAATAAGGATGGTTATATTTTAGTCTGGGATTCTATCACTGAAAAATATTATTTAACAAATACTATAGATGCTACATCATTAGTTGCTACTGGTTTTGTAACCTTCGCAAATACACAACAATCAACATCACCATCAACTGGAGCATTTGTTGTTGTTGGTGGTGCAGGAATTGAGAAAAATTTATATGTTGGTGAAAGTTTAAATGTAGGCGAAAATGTATTCGTAACGGGACTATCCACATTTTCTAACGATGTTCTTATTAATAATGAATTAAGTGTAACTGGATTAACCACTGTAACTAATACAACTGATAATGTATTGGGAAATCCAGATACTGGCGCATTACAAGTTGATGGTGGTGTTGGAATCAATAAAAACTTAACCGTTGGTGGAAGTTTTTATGTTCAAGGAACATCAGAATTTATAGGTAATGCAACCTTCAGAGGCGGTACAATTGGTATCGGTGATTCTACAGGTGATGATATTGATGTTGGTGGTGAATTTGTATCAGATTTAGTTCCAAATGATAACAATGCTTATGATTTGGGTATTGATGGAAAACGTTGGAGAACTGCAAGATTTGCCACTTCAGTTGAAACCAATCAATTATTTGTATCTGGAATTTCTTCCTTTAGTAATACATCAATCTTCACTTCATTAATAGATGCTAATGGTGGTATTGATGCCAATTCCCTTAAGGTAGAAGATCTTACAGAAAATAGAGTTGTCATTGTTGGTATTGATGGAGAACTTGAGGATGACGCCAACTTCACTTTTGATGGTTCACAACTGGTTGTTGGTGCAGCACTAACTGTTAGTGGAATTGCAACATTCACTGGAACAATAGACGCTAATGGTAACTTAGATGTAGATGGTTACACTGAATTAGATGACCTTAATGTCTCTGGCGTTTCTACATTCCAAAACGACACAAATATCCTTACAAATTTATCAGTCGGTGGTACTTCTATATTTTATGATAGTATATATTATGCTGAAGATTTGTATTCTGGACCAAATGGAATTGGATTCTTTAGAAATGATGGCGAATTTATCTCTTCACCAAGCACAGAGAATCCTCTTACAACTTCAAACTACATTCTTACTACAGATGCTTTTGATGAGCCAATCTGGACAAGCACAATCGATGGAGGATCATACTAATGGCAAAACCAACTACTAGACAAGGACTTATTGATTATTGTTTAAGAAGACTCGGAGCACCAGTATTAGAAATTAATGTTGCCGATGATCAAATTGATGATTTGGTGGATGACGCTCTTCAATATTTTAATGAACGTCATTATGATGGTGTTGAAAAAATGTATCTTAAATATAAGATAACAGATGATGATATTGCTAGAGGTAGAGCAAAAGGAACTGATGGAGTTGGAATTGTGACTACGACCGCAACTTCTACAGGAATTGCTGCAACTACATTCAATTTTTATGAAAACTCAAATTTCATACAAGTTCCGGATTCGGTCATTGGAATTGAAAAAATTTTTAAATTTGACACTAGTTCCATATCTGGAGGAATGTTTAGCATTAAATATCAATTGTTCTTAAATGATCTATATTATTTTAACTCTGTAGAACTTCTCCAATATGCGATGGTCAAATCTTATTTGGAAGATATTGATTTTCTTTTGACCACTGATAAGCAAGTTAGATTTAATAAAAGGCAGGATAGACTATATTTAGATATAGATTGGGGATCACAATCTGCTGGCGATTTTATAGTGATTGAATGTTATCGGGCTTTGGATCCAGCATCATTTGTTCAGGTATATAATGATAGTTTTGTCAAAAAATATTTAACTGCTCTGATCAAAAGGCAGTGGGGTCAAAATTTAATTAAGTTTAATGGCGTAAAACTTCCCGGTGGAATTGAATTAAATGGAAGACAGTTATATGAAGATGCTGAGAGAGAATTGGAAGATATTAAACAAAGAATGACTATGGAATATGAATTACCACCTCTTGATTTTATAGGTTAATCATTATGGCACTAAATCCATTTTTTCTACAAGGTTCTTCTACGGAACAGTTTCTCATTCAAGATTTAATTAATGAGCAATTGAAAATATACGGAATAGACGTGTATTATCTCCCAAGAAAGGCTTTAAGTACGGATTCTATTTTAAATGAAATTAATACTTCAAAATTTGACGATTCATTTTTAATAGAAGCATATTTGGATAATTATGAGGGGTATTCTCCTGGTAGTGATATTATGACCAAATTTGGATTAAGATTGAAAAATGAGATCAATCTAATAATTTCCAAAGAAAGATTTGAAGAATTTATCTCCCCATTTTTAATTGCGATACAGGAAGGATTAGAAAGGGAAATTTTGGTGTCCGAAAATCCTAATTATGATCTCAATAGTATTGCAAGACCGATGGAGGGGGATTTAATTTATTTTCCATTAGGAGAAAGACTTTTTGAAATAAAAAGAGTTGAGTTTGAAAAACCATTTTATCAATTGGGGAAAAACTATGTTTATGAACTTCAATGCGAACTCTATGAATATGAGAATGAAGAAATTGATACCGGAATTGAAGGAATTGACTCTGTAACTAAAGAAGAGGGATATATTACAACTCTTAGATTGATTAATTCTGGGATTAGGACCGCAACAGCAGAGGCAACCATAACATCTGGTGCAGTAAATCAAGTATTTATTAATGATGATGGATCTGGATATACTGGAACTCCAATTATTACATTTTCAGACCCTCCTTTAGATCAATATGGAAACGTTGTTGGAGAACAGGCAACTGCTGTAGCAATAACAACTTCAGTTGGCAATATTCAATCAATTAATCGTATAGAAATAACTAATGGTGGTTCGGGATATACATCACCACCGACTATAACAATTGCTGGAGGAAATGGTACAGGTGCTGCTGCAACATGCTCTATTGGTGGAACACTATTCAGTGTATCCAGATTGACAATTACAGAATCTGGAAATGGATATTCTGGATCTCCTACAGTAACTATAAGTGATCCTACAAGTGGCGTTACAGCAACAGCAATCGCCAGAGTAAATTCAAATTCCGAAATAGAATCCTTAAGAATATTGAATGGTGGAAGTGGATATACATCAGCACCTACTGTTACTTTCCAATCTCTGGGAAGTGTTGGTATAGGAACATTTGTTTATAATGAAACTATCACGGGACAAACATCGGGGACTACTGCCAAGATAAGAGACTTTAAAGTAGTTGAAGCACAGCAAAATGAGTATAATCCACCAATAGACGCTCAAGTTTATCTAAATACTGGTACATTCTATCCTGGAGAAGTTGTAGTCGGATCAATATCTGGTGCTACATATACTGTTCAAAATTATGATAGGGACAGTTATGAAGATCCATATGACTCTAACGAAGAAATAGAATTAGAAGCAGATTCTATTTTGGACTTCACTGAAAGTAATCCCTTTGGAGAATATTAATGCTAGGAACTTATTTTTATCACGAGATAATACGAAAAACTATTGTTAGTTTTGGCACCCTTTTCAACAATATTTACATCAGACACGAAGATAAAAAAAATAATATAGTTGATGAAACTAAAGTCGGATTATCTTATGGTCCGATGCAAAAGTTTCTTGCAAAGATAGAGCAGCAGGCAGAATTGAATAAGGGTATTGCAATTACCCTACCTAGAATGTCTTT